TTGGGTTCAAAAGAACCTGGAATAGGAGGTTTTATGGGAGCAGTAAGAACCGCACCGAGACCATTTCTGACCGTAAAGGAAGTTATGATTTTACTCGGTTGCAAAGAAGACTTTGCGTACAAGACGATGCGCAAAATCAATAAGGAATCCGAGAGCCAGGGATATATCAGCATAGGCTCTGGAAAAGTCAATAAGCATTTATTTGCGGATAAGTTGCAGATTCCGGAAGAGGATATTGAGCAGGCAATCCAGTATGTAGCTGCACAGGAGAACAGATAGGAGGCAATCATGGCATATTACAATGTCTGCCCTGTTTGTGGAAGCAATCTTGATCCGGGAGAACGGTGCGATTGCCAGAGCATAAGGGCAAACGAACAGGAGAAGAACAGGCTGTTTTTCAGCCAGATGTTGAGAACAGAAAAGAACAGCGGTCAGATGTCGTTTGCATTCGAACATCCGGGAGGAGGTGCGATAGGAGCATGAGAAATAAGTGCCTATTTGCATTGGGATTGGTATTTGCCATGTCCCTGACTTCAATTGTCGCATTTGCTTTCAGCTTTACCGGAGAGCCGGACGTGAAGAACGATCAACAACAGATTGTTGTAGTGAATCCTGCGACAGAGAGTGAGGAAACGACCTCAGAGCAGACAGTTTCGGCAGAAACAGAGGACACAACAGCAACCTTACAGTCGGCTGGCAGTTCATTGAGTGGAAGCATGGACTGGGATGCGGAAGATGCTTATATGCTTGCCAAGATTGCAATGGCAGAAGCGGAATCCGAGGACACCGAGGGCAAAGCTCTTGTAATGCTGGTGGTGCTGAACAGAGTTTGGAGCGACGAGTTTCCAGACACGATTGCAGGAGTTATCTTCCAAGACGGACAGTTCAGTCCAATCAGCAACGGCCGGTATGACGAGGTCAAACCGGATGCCGACTGTTACAGAGCATTACAGCTTATCCAGATTGACGGATGGGATGAAAGCCGGGGAGCGACTTACTTCGAGAGCAAGAGCGAATCCAACTGGCACAGCGAGCATCTGACCTTTCTATTCCAGCATGGGAAACATTATTTTTACAAGGAGTGATGAAGAGTGAAGAGAGACTTGATAGCGGTTATTTGGTCATTGCTCGTAACCGGAGGAATAAGCAAATGGGCTTTCCACGTTGCGTATCTGGAAAGAGGGTACAAGGCAGTAGGCGGTGAGTACCTTGTGATACTGGTGGCTTATGTAGCTGCATGGAAAGCAATTAACTATTTATTTGATTCGTTGGAGGAATTGGAAAGTGAAAGAAATCGTAGAAAAAAGAGAAGTAGAAGAACTGCTCGGATGCGAGATTACAGATGAACAGTTTGAGCAGGCATTAAAGTATGCCAGACATAAGCAGAAGTACATATATCAGCGAGAACAGAGAAAGGTCGTGTTACAGCACTGGTATCTCGTTAAACTGACAGAAGAATATGTGAGAAATCTTGCTTTTTCAAAATTCACAATGGATTTATGCAGTGCACTGAGAGATATGGAAAAAGAGTGCTCGGACAAAGTCCGGAACACCCTCGTAAGCAACCATATTGTATCACAGCCATCTGCTTAAAATCAATAAAATTATACTATATGGAGGTACAATATGGAAAACAATTCTAACGCTATTGCTGAAATTCAGAAAAAGTATGCCGGATGCAATTTGCTTATGCCGGCCGCAACGGAAGTTCAGCTCAATCCTTTTTACAAGATTACGGTTATGGAAGTGACTGCAGATCTTTCTGAAAATTCTGGAGATATTTTTAAGGTCGGCTCTGTTAAGACTGGAACAACACAACAGGGCAAGGACATTTGGGAAGAAACCTATTCTCCGGCAAAACCCCTTCTTATGAAAATTGCCGCGGCAGCTGGCATACAGTTTGATCCTGATCATACTTATGGAACCAAAATTGATGCCAATACATATAAAGCCAAAGCATATGGAGCTATGAGAATGCCAGATGGTACTGGTAAAACACATGCTGATGAGAAAGTTATTTGCCTCGATGATGAAGAGGCTAATTACAGAGTAGAGTTCATGGATAAGTCTATCAAAGGTATTACAGATGAAAAAGCTGCAAAGGCCGCAGCTGAAATGTTCAAAGGGAATTGGATCGATGCCAAAAATAAATTGGGAAAGGCTTGCAAAGCATATGTTATCGATGATTGTGACAGGGAGAAATATATTGAGCGTTCTGTTCTTGTAAATATGACATTGCTCCGTAAAACAGCTGCCGCAAAAGCCATGACAGGTGCAATTCTTCGTGTAATCAGAGCTCTAACAGGCATGAAATGTCAGTATACCAAAAAGGAGTTGCAGAAGCCATTTGCTATTCCTCGTGTTACCTTTTCTCCTGATTATACAGATCCGGAAGTGAGAAAAGCAATGCTGTCTCAGGGAATGAATTCTATAGGATCTTTATTTGGAGCCGCTCCAACTATTGCGGCTATTCCGGACGCTTTAACTGGTAGGGAAAGAGACGAATTCAATCCAGAAGAATTTGCTGATAATCCTGCATTTGCATCTGATGAAGCTATGGTAGAGGAGAATGCAGGAGGCGAACAGAACTGGTTTGATGAAACACCACAGCAGAATTCGGAGTCAGAAGCAAATGAACAGACAGGATACATCTGTGACGAATGTGGCGCTCAGATTTCCGACAAAGTATATTCCTACTCTATTAATAAATTTGGCAAGCCATTGTGTGTAAGATGCCAGAGAGGAGCCCACTAATGAAGATTATAAAAATAACCACTGAAAATGAAATTACAACACTTGAATTTCCAGAGGGAGATATTACTTCGGTAAATAAGCGGTTATATGAAATGATTGGACCGAAATGTGAATTGATGGAGCATGTGATGCCGTCTCGACTTTATAAGATTTTAGGAGCGTCTAACAGACCTAAGAAAGAGAAAGGGAGCTGCACAAGCATTCTGATGGATGAGGAAGCATACTATCACGATCTGGAAGTGAATGTGGTAGGAAGTTGGCTTTATGAAAGCGATTTGCACGGAAACCCGATTTTGGGAAACATTTTGGTCATTGGAGAATACTGGGGTGGAGATGGAGTTGAATTCTGCGGAATGTCAGATGAACAATACAACTTATTATATCCACAACTTGAAGAACTTACGAAGAAAGCGAGGGAATACAGATGAAAATATTACATACTGCAGATTGGCACATTGGTTCATTTAAGGGACCAGAAAAGGAGGGGGTAAATCTCCGTTCTGAGGATACAATGAAGTGTCTGCGTAGTTTGGTTGAAACAGCTGAAAAAGAAAAGCCGGACTTAGTACTTGTATCCGGTGACATTTTCCACCAGGCAGAAATTTGGCAGGGCAGAAGCCATAAGGAAGTATTACAGGCAAGAGAAATTATCCTTGCTCTTTCCAGAGCGGCAGGACAGGTCATTGTAATGAGAGGTACTCCAAATCATGACAGTGAGGAAGCATTTCTCGAACTAAAGGCTCACTTTGAATTCATTGATAATGTAAAGATTGTGATCACACCGGAACTTGTCAGAACATCTTATGCAGATATCGTTGCGGTTCCGGGATTTGATAAAGGTACATTCAGAGCACAGCATCCCGGAATTTCTAAAGAGGATGAAAATATCGTATTTTCTGAGGAACTTGGAAAAATCGTAGTTGGAATGAGGGCTATGTGCAGCGGAGATGTCCCTGCTATTCTCATGAGCCATTACACAGTACCTGGATGTAACACAGAAAGCGGTCAAACACAGTTCCTTACTCAATTTGAACCGGTTATCACACAGGACATGCTTTTAGCGGCAGATTATGATTTGGTTGCCCTTGGCCACATTCATAGACCTCAGATGATAAATGGACTCAGGAATGTTTACTATTCCGGAGCAGTAAATGCCATGAATTTTAACGATGAGGGGCAGGACAGAGGTTTTTGGCTGTATGAGATGAAACGGTTCTCAAATGAAAAATGGGATATCAGTGATGCATGGTTCAGAAAAACACCATACAGAGAATTTATAACATTCCATTTTACAGACACAGACATAACCGCAATCAATCTTGGACATATTGAGGAAGTTGCATTTAATTACTGGACTTATAACGGAGCTGTCGCAGATAAGATTGTCCGTGTTTTATACACCTGTTCCGCAGAGCAGAAGAAGATCTTCAACACGGCTCTTCTGGAGAAAGCATTATATGAAGCTGGGGCATTCTGGGTAGCCGGTATTGAAGCGGAAAAGATTGAATCAGCCAATAGAACGGAGCTTTCAAAGCAGGAGGATCCGGAAACAAACCTTATTCAGTACTTGCAGGAAAAACTTATTGAACCGAAGAAGATTGACAGTATTGTCGAGAAGGCAAGACCTATTATTGCAAAGGCAAAAGCAAACTCGGCAGTATCGGAATTCTTTGGGACATTCGTTCCAAAGGAAATAGAAGTCAAAAATTATCGCAATTATGTTGAGCAGTATTTCTCCTTTGAAGATATCAGCTTCTGCACAATCAATGGCAGTAATGGTTCTGGAAAATCCTCGCTCTTCATGGATGCTATTGTTGACTGTCTTTATGAAGAACCGAGAGAGGGAACTAATACAGGCTGGATAAGAAATGATGAAAAGGCACGTTCCGGATCAATCTCATTCACATTTGGTCTTGGAGATAAGATGTTCCGTGTTGTTAGGACTAGAACTAAATCCGGTAAGCCGACACTGAATCTTTCGGAACTTCTGGAAAATGAGTGGGTTGACCGTTCCAAAGAGAAAATTGCTGATACACAAAAGGAAATTATCCGTCTGCTCGGGATGGACAGTCTGACATTCAAGGCATGCGTCCTAATCATGCAGGATCAGTACGGATTATTCCTTGAAGCAGGTAAAGAAGAGCGAGTCGGAGTTCTGTCAAACCTGCTCGGACTTGGAATTTATGGAATTATGGAAGATTTAGCAAAGGATGAACTTGGAAATCTGAAAAGAGATATTGCAAAGAAAAGACAGACCATAAATATCCATTCGGCAACGATTGAAAGCTATGGAAAACCGGAAGATGAAAAGACAGAGATTGAGTTAAAACTGAATACAGTATCCGAGGACAGAAATAATCTTGCAAAGCAGAAAGAAGATAAATCTTTACTGTTGAGGATGCAGATGGAGGCACAGGAACGTCACGATAAGGTGCAGGCATCTGTTAATACCTTAATGCAGAAAAACGAGCAGGAAGGTCAAAATATAGCCGCTCTTGAACGCAATATTGAGAGCTGTAATGCGTTTCTAGCCGATGAAGAGGAAACCAATTTAAAGGTTGAACGTCATGATTTACTTTTGGAACAGGACAGGGAATATGCAAAAGCTGCTGTTGCCTATATGGGTAAGCATGAAGAGCTTGTGAGGATTCACGATCAGGAAATGTCTGAGGAACAAAATATAAGCAGACTGAAAACAGAACTGCAGGGAAAACAGGATGAAAAGAATGAAATGATACTGGATTCGGCTAATGATGGTGAGGTCAGACAGAAAGCAGGAGAATATGAACAGGCAAAGAAAGCCTTAGATGAAGCCTTTGATTCTGACCGAACATATAAGGCAAAGATGCAGGAACTGACGGACGTCCGATATGAGAGATCCACATTGATTGCAAAGTACAATGCGGTTCGTGAAGGTCTTGAAAACAAGCTTGCAGGATTGAAGAAACAGGCAGAGCTTCTGGACAACGTTGAGTGTGTTGACATTGAAAATGCAAAGTGCGGATTTCTTGCGGAGGCTATTTCTGCAAAGAAAATTCTGGAAGATTACCCGGATTTTGTGAAGCAGAAAGAAGAGGAGCACCAGAAGGAACTTGAGCCGTTGGATGAAAAGAAAGCGACTATAGAAGAGGAACTCTCGCAGATGGAAAATCCGGAGGGAAAAATTATTGAACTCCAGTCAAGATGCAATGAATTGAAGCCCTGGACAAAGAAGCTTGATGAAGTCGGTGTAAGAGAAAATCGAATGGCACTTATACAAGCTTCTATTGAAAATATTAAGTCAAATATAGCTGAAGCAGAAAAAAGGCTTTCTGAGACGAAATTAAAGGGCACAGAGGTGGAAAAAGAAATGCTCTCATACCAGTCACAGACAGAACAACATAAGAGCATTCAGCAGGAATTGTTTGGTCTTGAAGACTATGTGGCAAAAAGCAAAGAATATCCAGTTTATAAAGAGAGACGTTCCAATGCTCAGAGAACACTTCTTGAGGCACAGGAACGCAAAAAGGAATTTGAGAAGGAGCTTGAGGATGCAAGAAAAGAACTGGCAGCTACAGTAGGAGCGACGATGGATACAACAGCACTTACGGCAGAAGTTGTGGATATTGACAGTAAGATAGCTGATATTGATATCCAGATAACCTCATACCAGCAGAAGATTGGTTCTCTCTCCCAGAAACTGGATGAGATTAAGAAACTCAAAACTGACATTGCGGAACTTAGTAAAGATGCTGGTGTGTTATCAGTGGACATTTCAGAATATGAACTGCTAAAAGCAGCTTTCTCACAGGATGGAATACCACATCAGATTATACGCTCACTGGTTCCAAAGTTGACAGAAATTTCAAGTAGTATCCTTGGCCAGATGACTGGTGGAAAGATGGGAATTGAATTTCAGACAGAAAAAGTCATGAAGAGCAACTCCAACAAGGAAGTGGTAACACTTGATATTTTCATTGAAGAATATGGGAAATCAGTTCTTCCTTACCTTTCAAAATCTGGTGGAGAAAAAGTAAAGGCTTCACTGTCAGTAATCCTTGCGCTTGCTGAGATTAAATCTTCAACAGCAGGCATTCAGCTCGGAATGTTGTTTATTGATGAACCACCATTCCTTGACAGTGATGGAATCCAGGCATATTGCGATGCGTTGGAGACAATCCAGAGCAGATATCCTGATTTGAAGATTATGGCAATCACCCATGATCCTACAATGAAGGCACGATTCCCTCAGAGCTTGGATGTTGTGAAGACTGATGAAGGAAGCAAAGTAATCTATTAAGTAAGTATGGAGCTGTAGTTGCAGCTACAGCTCCTAAAAGGAGATAAGTATGGCAGACAACAAGACATATTATTACCTAAAGCTCAAGGAGAACTTTTTTGATAGTGAAGACATGAAGCTTCTCCAGGGCATGAAGGACGGATACTTATACAGTGACATTCTCCTTAAATTGTATTTAATCAGCCTTTCCCAAGATGGACGTTTGATGTATAGAGGCATCATTCCATATACACCGGAAATGGTTGCCACAGTTACGAGACACCAGGTGGGAACGGTGGAAAAGGCAATGGATGTTTTGGAAAAAATGGGCTTTATCGAAATCCTTGATAATGGAGCAATTTACATGCTTGATATTCAAAATTTTATTGGACAAAGCTCAACAGAGGCGGACAGAAAACGAGAGTATAGAAATCTTATTAACACTGAAAAAAAACGGATTTGTGGTAATTCAAATATCTCAGATGTCGGACAGATGGCAGGACAAATGTCCGAACAAAAGTCCGACAAATCTACACCAGAGTATAGAGAACAGAGTAAAGAGATAAGAGAAGAGAGTTTAGAGAGTAGAGAACAGAGTAAAGAGATATTTGCAGTATCTAAAGATACTGTTAGTCGCACTGATGTGCAACGAGCGGTGGAAGAATGGAACTCACTGGCAGTCTATGGATTAAGGCCTGTAAGTAAGTTGACATCAGGAACCAAGAGAGCCAAGTGCTTGAATGCCAGAATTAAAGAATACGGCATTGATGAAGTACTAGCTGCTATTGAGAGGATAAAAAACAGCGATTTTCTCAAGGGGAACAATAAGAGTGGTTGGATGATAACGTTCGATTGGTTTGTCTTACCGAACAATTTCCCAAAGGTTCATGACGGCTACTATGAAAATTCAACACCGCAACCTCAGAACGGAGGATCACAGTCTTACGTAGAACAGTTCGCAAATTTTGCAAGGGGATGGGCCGGAGATGAATAAACAGGAATTTGCAGTTATAGCGGTAGGAATCAAGTCAGCATATCCAGCTTCCAAAATTCTGGAGGACGATGCATCTATGAATTTCTGGTACCGGATGCTGAAAGACCTCAACGGGAAAGTCGTTGAGAATGCGGTTATGGAGCACATAAGCACAAGCGTTTATCCTCCGAACATTGCAGAAATCAGAAAGCTGTGCATGGAAAGATGCAAGCCACCTGTCCTTAGTTTCGATGAAGCTTGGGGAGTTGTCCAAAAAGCAATGTCAGAATATGGATGGTATCACCCGAATGAAGCATTTGCCCTGATGGATGATCTGACAGTATCGGTGGTTAAAAACCTCGGATGGAGCAGGCTGTGCCAAAGTGAAAATCCGACAGCAGACAGAGCCAACTTCCGGGAAGCATACGAAGCAAAGGCAAGGGAAGCAGTCAACAGCAATATGTTACCGGATTTCATATCAAATGAAAAGCGGATGCTGCAACAGCGGTATGTTCCTCAGATTGAAGCCAGAGAACCTCCTGCGATAGAACAGACTGTTGCTCCGGAAAGGAAAGAGCTGACACCACAACAGTGTGAGGAAAGAGCACGACAATTTGAAGCAGTAAGGAGGCGGTTGATGGGTGGCGGTACAAACGAATGATGAAATAAAGGGCACTGAAAAGGAATTCTTAGACCTGTTCAATCATCTGTGCTACAGCAGAACGGCATGGCAGGTATGGTCAGATCTTATGTCGGCAATGGCTTGCACGATTGCAAATGTATTTGAGACCAACCCCAAAAGAAAAGCTGACAGGGAAAAAGAATATGAGAGGTGCATCAAGGAACTGGGCGGAGATGTAGAGATACCGGCAAAGCTGTTCGCCATTGTAACGATGGCATTAGAAAACAATCCGGATCAGGATTTCCTCGGAAAGCTGTATATGCAGCTCAATCTTGGAAGTCACTGGCATGGACAATTCTTTACTCCGTGTGCTGTCTGCAAAATGATGTCCCTTATAACAATCGGGGACACCGTCAGAAGCAAGGCAGAGGACAGGGATTACATAGCAGTTTCGGACCCGGCATGCGGAGCAGGTGCAACGCTGATATCCGCTGCAAACACATTCAAGGAACGAGGGATAAATTATCAGGAAAAGGTTCTTTTCGTAGGACAGGACATTGACAGAGTGGTTGGCCAGATGTGCTACATTCAGCTGTCACTGCTTGGATGTGCCGGATATATCTGCATAGCCGACACGATTGTAAATCCTGTTGTAGGCTCGGTATTACAACCGGACGAACAGAAAGGACAGGAGTTCTGGTACACACCGCTCTACTACTCTAACAGGTGGCAGATGCGGATATTTATACAAAACATGAAAAGACTAATGCCTCTACCAGAGGCGGAGCAACAGAAAGAGGATGAATATGTATTCTTCTTCGATTTTGACAAAAAGGAGGAAACCTATGGGAACAAGTAGGACAGTGGTGCATTACGCATCAGGAGACAACAGAGATTATGAATTTGAGTGGAGCAAGGCAGTTTTGGAGTATCTGGAAAAGGGATATCCAGCAGAAGAAAAGAACTGCGAGCTGGAGGTCGGGAGCACGACTTACAAGGTTCTAAAAAGAGATACTGTAACCGCATTCTATGATGCAGACGGTAACACATTGTTTGATGTTACGAATGACAGGCTCAAAGAGGAATACGAGGCAATGGAAAGTCTGGATGAAACAGAGCCGAAGTCAGAGATTGGAAGAGCCATTGCAGGGATTGAAAAACAGGCATTTGACGAGGCTGTGTATATGGGGAAGACTTCCCTTGCGGATATTGTGACAGGGAATGTTCCTGATCCGACACCGGAAGAAGTGCAGAAGGCAATGGAAGAGCAGGCGGGAGCAGAGGAAGCAGAAGGTGATGAACCGGGCGATGATTCTTGCGGCCAGGATATTGAGGAAACTCACGATACTGAAACGCAGGAGGCTTCTGAAAATGGTGGAGAGGAAGAAAAAACGGATCCTGAGCCGACAGCAAAGTGCATCGATGGAGCTGTTGCAAAGCTGCAGGGAGAATTGAAAAAGGCAAAGGAAGGCTATGCCGAGCCTATCCTGTCACACATGATTGACCGGTGCAAAGAGTCGGAGACATTGGCTGATGCGGTATGCCAGACGCATAAGACCTGGGAGAAGTGCTTCAAGTACATCATGGATCAGGCACGAAAGCTCAAGAGTGGAAACTGTGCCATGGTAAAGGATTCCGTGGTCTACGAATGGGCAGAGGACTATTACAGACTGGATGATAAAGCTCTTGAAGAGAAAAAGGCTGTGGAAGCCAAGGAGAGAGAAAAGAAACAGAAAGCCGATCAGCAGAAGCGTCTGGACGGCATGAAGAAGCGTGCTGAGAAAAAGGCGGAGACAGCTGGAAAAGATAAGGCTGCCAAGGAAACTCCGAAACCGGAAGCAAAGGCGGACAAACCGAAGAAAGAGCCGGAGAAAAAAGAAGCTCCTAAGAAGAGGTCGAATGAACTTGAAGGGCAGATGGATCTGTTCTCAATGATGGGCCTGTAAGGAGGGATGTACGATGGAAAAAAGAAAGCTGTCTGCATTGCCTAGACAAGAGGCAACAGCAGAAATGGTTGAAATGGCAGATAGACTGGACGGAATGGAGCACATTGTGACTGCGGAGCTGGTTGATGATAACAAAATACTGCTTCTGAATTTCTATGAGGTGTCGAAGCTCAAAAAAGGAAAAACGGAAGCAGCATTTAGGACATTTCTGTCGAGTGATGATTATATCACGCAGGACCTGTCACAGTCAAAGGTTAAATGGCTTACAGCTGCATTTGATAATATGCAGGGGTTCCGGCTGTGGGAGTACAAATGGGATCAAAAAACATGGAAAAGCGAACACATTCCAAAGGTGTTTATCTGGACAGCAGAGGACAAGGGCATCATGGAGAGCTTTTTCAAGGCTTACCGCAAAGAAACTGACGAGAACGTATGGAATGCTATTGACAGATTCCAAGACAAGGTCAAGGCAGAACGACTGGCAGAGAAGCACAGAAAAGTCCTTGCGCCGATTGATCTGCGGATGGAGCCGATAGGAGAGCCTTCACAGGATTTTACCGACTGGGTATGGGAGCAGGGCATGAGTTTCAGCCGGTACGGAATTTATAAAGAGACATCCAAGGGAAAGGCTGAATTTGAGTGTACGCATTGCCAGAAGACAGGAATCGTTGACCGGAGCAGGATAAGACTTCGGAACAATGAAAAGGGGGAATGTCCTTTCTGCGGAAGCAGAGTGACATATAAGGCAAGAGGAAAAATGCCATGCCAGATAGCAGATGAAAGATGGTTCATATATGTGGATCGACAGGAGGAAGGTTTTTTACTCCGGTACTTCAAAGCATGGAGACACATAAAGAATGACGCAATGATAACAGGCAGCATATGTAAGAAACGCATTGAAGAAACCATGCATGAGTACAGCCGCTGTTTCTGCACATTCTTCGGCGAAAAGCTGATGAAGGAAAGCTATGAATGGGGAGTGTACCACCAGAAGGGGAATTCGCGCTGGATTCCGGATGAGGGAAATATCGCATGCATGGAGTGTATCTTATATCCCGGAAATCTTCCGCAGGCATGGGAACACACACCAATGAAGTATTCCGCACTGGAAATTCTGGCACAGAACATGCCGACCACAGCTTTCAGATACGAGGATGCCATTGATGTTTATCTGAAATTTCCGAAGCTTGAGTGGTTCTGCAAAATGGGCTTGAACCAGCTGGCGAAGGATGTGGTAAGAGGCTACAACTACAGCGGGAACATGACAGGCAAGGTCAATTATAAGGCTGACACCATCTATGAAATCTTAGGGCTGAATAAGGTCAATACGAGGACACTACAGGCAATAGATGGCAATCATTACGAACTCCGCCTGTTGCAGGTAGCACAGCGGCTTGATATCCAGATGAAGCCGGAGCAGTTAAAGGAATTTTACGAAACCTTTGAATGCAACACAGATCTTCTGAAGGAGAAGAACAGAAAGGTATCGCTCCATAAGCTCTGCCGGTACATAGACAGGGAGAGTGAGAGATACCCGATCGGAGAAAAGAATGCCTGCATGTGGGGCTATTCCTACAACAGGTACAAAGAGAGAACAGATCCACGAATAGAGAGAAAACAGAATATGGCACATGACTGGCTTGAATATATAGGGTGGTGCCGGGAACTGAAATACGACCTAGATAACAAGTTTATCTACATGCCAAACAATTTCAAAAAGGTGCATGACAGGGTGGCGGGAGAGTATAAGGCATTGCAGGATAAGAAAGCTGCAGCTGAAAAGTTACGCAGGGAGAAGCTGGCCGCCAAGAGGATGGAACAGACGAAGAAAGCAATGGAGGAGATATTCAGTAAGAATGATGGAGTGGATGCTTTCCAGATAAAAGGAAAGGGGCTGATCCTTGTAGTGCCGCAGAGCGGGGATGAAATCCGCAAGGAAGGAGAAGCTCTTCATCACTGTGTAGGAGGTTACGTCGAGAGAGTGGCAAAAGGAGAAACGAACATCTTCTTTGTCAGAAAGGCAGATCATCCAGAGCAATCTTATTTCACGATGGAATGGAAAAATAACAAGGTCGTACAGTGCAGAGGTAAAAGCAACTGTGGGATGCCACCGGATGTGGAAGCCTTTGTGCAGGTGTTCGAGAAGAAAATGCAGGATGCAATCCAGAAAGGAGATACAAATGGCAAAAAGAAACAGAATTTACAGTCTGCGTAAGGGTTCAGTCCAGTGGAATGAAGAGGACAGGCTTTCATTATGCGGAATGCTGATCAAAGCAGGATATGCGGCACGTATCGGCAGAGGAATGATTCCCGGAACAGAAGGCAGGAAGACAGCACAGTATGAATACTTTGTTGAGTATTGGGAGGAAGGAGATGATACAAATGCTGGGACAGGTAACTAATTTAATAATGCCAAAGTTTATTGCGAGAAAGCCCAAGATTAAGCATGGGACATACAACAAGTATGGATTCGCTATTACGCTTCATCAGTATTGTATCTGTCCTAGATGCAACCATATCCTCAATGCCGGTCCAGATTATCAGCCGGATTATTGTAGCAAGTGCGGACAGCATGTTAATTGTTCAGATGTTCCATGGGAAGAGGAAGCCCAGCTTGGATATGTCAGAAAGGAGGAACGTTGTGAATAAATCAAAAATTGAGTGGTGTGATCACACATGGAATCCTATTACGGGATGCAATCATGGATGCCATTACTGCTATGCAAGAACTATGACAGCCAGATTCAGCGGAGACGTAAGGCTCAATAAGATGTGTAAGGCGGATTATTCGACGCAGACTGGACCGGACGAAAGCACTTTATATATTTTGGATAAGCCGATGCTGAGTGAGACAGGGCATCCGCTGGTATATCCATTCGGATTCGAGCCGACCTTTCACAGATATCGCATGGATACGATTGGCAAACTGAAAATGGGTAACAACATTTTTGTGGGAGCTATGGCTGATGTATTCGGAGAGTGGGTACCGGATCAGTGGATTGAGGAAATATTCACGGTGTGCCTGGAGCATGACGAGCACAATTATTTGTTTCTTACAAAGAACCCAGAACGATACATGAAGCTGGCAAATGCCGGGAAGCTGCCACAGCAGAACAATTTCTGGTATGGCACGACAGTGACGAGACCGGATCAGGAATACGCATGGTTTGAATCCGGCACTTATAACTGGTTTTTGAGTATCGAACCGATACTTGAGGATTTCGGCAAGTTTGGGGCAACGGTGAAAACGGCACCGCCATGGATTATTGTCGGAGCACAGACAGGGCGGTCAAAGAATAAGGTCATTCCAGAGTTTGAGTGGATTAAGAATCTGGTGCTTACTGCAGATACGTTTGGAATACCAATTTTTATGAAAGACAGTCTGATTCCGATTGTTGGAGAAAAGAATATGCGGAGGGATTTCCCAAAACAGCTCCTTGAAAAGACAATCAGCGAAAAAATGCAGAACAAGCTCTATGAAGCGTGCTCTGAGTGCGGGAAAGTGCTTCGCAAGAACCAGATGGTTGCATTGATGGCAAGATCAAAAAGAGGTACACCAGCTAAACAGTATGCCTACCTGTGCAGGGCATGCTTTGAGAACAGTTGTAAAAATATGGGGGTTGAACTCCCAAAACTTGACTATATGGAGGATTAAAAGATGAGTAACAATGCAGAAAACAGATTTGAAAATAACGCAGTAGTATTAGCAGGAGAAGTTGCAGGAACACCGGTATACAGCCACGAGGTGTACGGAGAAGGATTTTATGTTTTTGACATGAACATTCCGAGAGAAAGCGGAAACATTGATACAGTGCCGGTTATGGTTTCAGAAAGAATGTGCAATATTGAAGACATTAAGGTGGGAAAATTGTATGAGGTTGTCGGTCAGTTCCGCTCTTATAACAGACATGAAGAGAAAAAGAACCGCCTGATACTCTCTGTGTTTGCCGTAGAATTGAATCCAGTAACTGAAGATGAATTTATTGGAGAAAACCATATTGATCTTGATGGATACGTTTGCAAAGAACCAGTTTATAGAAAGACTCCACTTGGCAGGGAAATTGCAGATTTGCTCATTGCTGTGAACAGAGCTTATGGAAAGTCAGATTACATTCCTTGTATTACATGGGGCAGAAATGCGAGATTTGCATCAACATTAGAGGTTGGACAGAGAGTGCAGCTGCAGGGAAGAATCCAGAGCCGTGAATATGTAAAGAAAATTAGTGAGGATAATTCGGAGCGACACACAGCTTATGAGTTATCAGCCAGTCGGATTGTACTAAGTATGTAATATGTGGTGCCGGAACAGCGAGGGCTATAAAGATTACACTGCTGGTATTGCAATATCGCATGCCAGCAGGAACGAACGAAAGGAGCGGAATATGGCAAAGAAAAGAAGCTGCCGCAGAACGGTAGATGAGGACAAGATTCATGAGAAAGCGGTCAAAATCCGCAAAATGACAGACGAACAGCTGGTACATTACGTGGAGGATAGAGTAGAGAAAGCAAGGAGTGAGGGCTTTCATCGTGGGAAAGAAGCTGCTCCTGCCAAGCCTGCTGTAAATATTGTTGAGATTATCGGCGAGATTGGCAGCGTAAAAGGCATTGGAACCACAAAGCTTGCAGATATAAAGACAATTCTGGAAAAGCACCTGGGAGCTTCAAATGGTTAGGGCATTTACAGTGCCGGGGGAGCCAAAAGGGAAAGGACGTCCGAGGTTTAATCCCATGAATCCTGCGGCACATCCAAGGACACCGGAAGCCACGCTGGTGTATGAGAACTTGATCGGATGGGAGTACCGGAGGCAGTGCAAGGGCAGCTTTCCGGAAAAGGTTCCTGTGATGATGCAGATCAAGGCATATTACACCATTCCGGCCAGTGCAAGCAAGAAAAGAAAACAGATGATGGCAAACGGAGAGGAACGTCCAACCAAGAAACCGGATATCGATAATGTTGTCAAGGTATATGCAGATGCGCTGAACCATCTGGCATACCATGACGATTCACAGGTGGTGAGCATTACCTGTGAGAAATATTATTCAGAGGAACCAAGGGTAGAAGTTATTTTGAGTGATACGGAGGAAGAATTATGAGGATCAATAAAAGTGAGCTGTCAAAGAAAATAGGACAGCTGAAAGGAATAGTACCATCAAGGACCACGATTGAGGCATTGAAAGGAGTTTTATGTTCGGACGGGTATTTAATCGCCTCGGACACAAATCTGACCGTTAAGGCGAAATTAGAGGGTATGGAGGAAGAAACAGAACCATTCATCATCCCTGCAAAAGCCTTTGATTTCATCGGCAGCCTTCCGGATGGGGAGCTTGAAGTCAGCGTGAGTAAAGGAAACATTGTTATCAAGACAGGCAAAATCAAGAACCAGTTCAAAACTCTGGGTGCAGAGTTGTTTGCCTACACAAAGAGCATTGATACAGACAAAGAGCCTGCTAAGATACCGGCATTAAAGCTAAAAAAGGCAATCGACCATGTAATTTATGCGGTTGCTGTAAGTGGATCTAATCAGCAGATGCTTGGTATGTATCTTGAATGCATGGATGGAAAGCTGAATTTTGTCGGTCTGGACGGACACCGGATTGCCTGGGACTGCATCGATTACGAGGGCGAGTTTCAGATTATCGTTCCGAGAGCAGCTATGGAGAATGTAAAGAAGATGGACTTCGAGGGTGATGTCTCTATCTACCATGACGGAAATGGAGCATTATTCAAGTCGGAGGAATACGAAGTCTACACCAGAATTATCCAGGGCGAGTACTTCAAGTACAAGAAGATGTTCATGAGTGGGGAAATGTTCACAATCATTGACCGCAGAGTGTTAATGGAAGCTATCAATCGTGCAAGGCTTTGCGGCTCGGCAGAAGACAAGGCGCCTGTAATCATGGACATGAGCGGAGACACCATTGGACTTACATACAGAAGCACCATGGCAGACTTTCACGAGGAGATTCCTGTAATCGAACCATTTGAGAAAGATTTGAAGATTGCCTTTGATCCGAGGCTTATGATGGACAGCCTCAAGGCTTTTGAATGTGACACAGTAACGTTGGAGCTTACCTCGGCCAAACAGCCTGCTCTTATTAAGGCAGATGATAGCGATATGACAGCCCTGGTACTTCCGGTAAATTTCAAGGAGGCATAAATGGCAGGATTTACAGATGCAATGGCAATAGACGGAAAAGCAGTGGTAAGAAAAATACGCAATGGAAAGAGCCTGCGGAAAGGCGGAGCAGTCGATCTGGAGCAGTGTGATATTAAAATCACATCAACTGTGCAGGGCGGTATCGTCACATTGGAGATACCAGAGAAGAATCTGCTGATCGCATGCAGATTACAGGATGTGCTGGCAGTCATAGCAGCCGCCAATAAGGCATATCTGGAACAGCAATCAGGCACCAAGTTACCCGATGGTCAGGAATAATGTATATCACGAAATAAAACAGGGCGGTCGTGGTGCACCGCCCGGAAAGGAGAGTAATGGATCCGGAGGAAATGTGTGAAAGCTGCATTCATATGAATTACTGCATGGGTGCATACCGCAAAGACCATTGGTGCGGCAATCACACCGGCCATGAAAGAAAATATGAAGTGTCCGAAATGTGGAAGAGATACAGAATGGCTAAGAGCCCTGTCGAGGGTGGACAACAAGACAATGATATGTGATGAGTGTGGAACAAAGGAGGCTCTGGACGCAATGGGGCTGACGGAGGGAAGTTCCGTAAGGAAATCCATACTCGCATGCGTTGGCAAAGGCTCTACACCGCAGGAGAGAACCGAAGCGAAGATTAGGGCTACTGGTAACAAGTGGGCTATGGAGAATTTTAGAGATACGCATAACTAAGAATTTAGGAGGTAACAGGATGAGTCATTTTACAGTGGCAGTATTTAGTGATGGAACAAAGAGTGTAGAAGAATTACTTGCTCCATACCAAGAAAACAATATGGGTGATTGCCCTAAGAAATACCTAAAATTTATTAGTGAATCTGAGGAAAACCGTAAAATTTGGGAAAATGAAACAACTGAAAAGGTGAGATTGCTGGATGGAAGTCTAGTATGGCCTTGGGACAATATTTTATACAGACCAATTACTAAAGCAATGTACGAAGCGTTTAATCAAGACAATACAAAACGTACAAAGAAAAGCGGATTCGGGAGTGATGAGCAATATTATGTAGAGGATTTACAATCTCTTGGAGCGGAAAAAATAAATATCCCGTTCAAAGAGTTGTATCCAACATTCAAAGAATATATGGAGGATTTCATACAAACACCTTTTGACGAGGAAGAACAGGACTATGGATATTGGGAGAACCCGAACGCGAAATGGGATTATTGGACGATTGGAGGCAGGTGGAAGGGTTTCTTAAAAGCGAAAGATGGACAAAAAGGAGAGGCAAGTTTGGTAATGCCGATTCGGGACAAGCAAGGACGATATGCTCAAGCCAAGGTGAAAGACATAGATTTTGAACCGGATGCTGTAGAGTATCAAAAGAATATCCGCTGGTGGGAGGTTGTCATAGAAGACGCTCCTTTGAAACAGGGAGAGGATAAGAAAGATTTCCTCAGTCTTTATAAAAAAGAATATCTTATAGCCAAGTATAAAAATAAGGAGCTATTTGCAAGAATACAGTCCTCAGTTATTACTTATGCTGTTGTGATGCCTGATGGGACGTGGTATCAGAAAGGACAGATGGGATGGTTTGGCTGTTCTAGTGAGACGCCAGATGCATCATTTGAATGGGATATGAGATTCAAGGAGAACTTTATTGATAAAGCCGATCCGGAATGGATACTGACAATAGTGGATTGCCACATCTAAGAAGGGGGACAGCGAATGAAGCGTGAAAAGCTTGAAACATACATAGGCAGACAGGTCAAGGTGCTGCTGTTTGATGGAAGAGCCTACAAAGGTTGTCTGCAGAAGACCAATACAGATGCGGTTAAGCATGATCCGAACCTGTACTGGAAGCATAATTACTATGCATTGCTTGACAAGGGAGGGAACACTACAGGACCGATCTTCCGGTGCTCCCATGTTACGAGGGTGAAGGAGGTAGGCTGATGCAGGTACACAGGATGGAGGATTATAGGATAAGTCACCGGGTTGGTCGCTCAAATGGGACTGGCCAATATTTTGTCAACAGCAGAGGGAACAAAAAGGAAGTATTAGCATTTGCGGAAACATACGAAACGCATGCGGGGAATTTTAAGCCAGAAAGATGGGTTGAAATCATGAGAGAATGCGTAGCTGCATCCGGTTCTGAGGCACTGTTACAGCGGATTATAGACCATGTAAAGGCAAGTTGCGTGTGGCTAAAGAAAGATGCTGAACGTGAAGAGTATGCTTTGGACATACTTGCCGGAAGAATTTACAGGCAAGGGCATGCGTGGAGCGACTTTTCGACAGAGGGTATCTCCGAAAACACAGCGTATGTCTTTGATTTCCAGGGAGAGAGTGCATGATATGCGAGAAATGCGGGCGAGCCTTAAAGGATGCCGAGAGCATCCTGAGAGGTTACGGACCGGTATGTTACAAGAAGATAATGCCACCTCGGCCAAAGAAAACCAGAGCAGCCAAAGGAGATTGCAGTCCTGTGGATGACTGGGATTATGAGGTGCCGGGACAAATGGAACTGAGTGATTTTATAGAAATGCCGAAAGGAGGGAATGACGATGATTAAGTATTTTTGCGATCGGTGCGGAGTGGAAATGACAAAGGAGAAAAGGCATGGTTTCGTGTCCGTAAATACCAGAGATAAAGCAGAGGGAGATCTGTTGGAGGAGAATGAGTTTGAAAGCTGGCTTTTCTGCAAGAAGTGTACGGAGGATATCCGGAGATATGTGCGTACATTGCCGTTAAAACCGTCTCAAAACGATGAAAAGCGTGATCAAAATAAGGAAAAATGTGATCAAAACGAGGGAAAGCGTAGCGAACCTGCTAAAAGTGAAGCAAAAGCGCAGGAAACCGTATCTGAGGCGGCGGAAGATGAAAGCACGACCGGAAAGAAAAAGTATGATGTAGGCAAGATTATGGCTCTGAAAAAGGCAGGGTGGAAGGTTAAGGACATTGCGGATGAAATGAAAATAACACCACAGCAGGTTTCCAACCAGATTTATCTCTACAACAAGAAGATGCAGGAGAACGGAGCTGAGACAGAGGTACACATGAGCCGGATCGAGCCAACAAATAGACCAAAACTTTAACAACGAATTGGAGGAATAATGTAAAATGTCAGAAATCAAATGTACAACGATAGAAAAAATTGGTATAATAAGACAAGGCACCAACGGGTGGAACAAAGAACTCCGATTGGTAAGCTGGAATGATGCTGATCCTAAGTATGATATCAGAGACTGGTCGCCTGATGATGAAAAAATGGGAAAAGGCATTACACTTACAGAGGAGGAAGCAAGAAACCTGTTAGGTCTTCTTGAAAAGCATTTCGGATAAAGCGGTACCAGGAACCGGAATATTTTTAGGGAGGTCTGATCAATGGATGGAAATGAAAACGCACACTCTACCCTCATAGCATTAAGTCCCGAAGATTTACACGATCTTCTTGAAAAGGCGGCTGAGGTAGGAGCAAACGCAGGCATAGACAAGTATGTCGAAGAATTGAAGAAATCGCAGAAGAAACGGGGAGACAGAAGGCTCCATAACACGAAGCTTCTGCTCCGTAATTTCCGCATGTTACAGGAGAATGCGGAAAACTCCGTATTCGGAAGGACACAGATGGAGGAGTCAGCTGCAGATATCCTCGAAAGCATGATGAACATTTACAATGATGTCCTGGTGGTGGAGAGTATTAAGAACAGTGCCACAAGAACCGGCATTATCGTAAGCCACGTCCGGACGATGTTGGAAATCTTTGAGGTATGCTGCGAGAAGTCTTCAAACGAGCTGGACAAACGGAGATATGATATCATATACGGATTATACATATCCGAGGACAAAATAAGTAGGAAAGAGCTTGCTGAGAAGTGGAATGTATCCAACGACACGACATACATTGACGAGAAAATTGCTCTCGAAAGACTGTCAGCTCTTATTTTTGGGGTGGATGGCTTGACATTACAATAAATCCCCCATTTCAAAAAAGTTTCGGTTGACGTTCAAATATATAAGTGGTAAAGTGGAATTCGTAAAATTCTAAATCGTAAAGCATCGGGCAAAAACTCGGTGCTTTTTTGTTGCTTCTTCGACTATAAAAAACCGAAGGAGGTAACAAAAATGCAAGGGATAATCGCATTGATTGTCTACGCACTCTTGATGGTGGGTGCGACAAAAGCTTTTACGAAAAGAGAAGACGGAGGCGAGAGCTTTCATGTAGGACACAGAAATATGGGAATGGTGGTATCGGCAATGAGCATTGCGGCAACCTGGATATGGGCGCCGGCTTTATTCACGTCGGCAGAGAAGGCCTACTCGAATGGCATTGCAGGGCTGTTCTGGTTTTTGGTGCCGAATATTTTATGCCTGATCCTGTTCATTCCATTTGCAAGAAAAATCCGGCGGAATATGCCGGACGGAATCACGCTTTCCGGGTATATGCACAAGAAATACAAGTCCGAGCCGGTAAAGAGAGTATATCTCTTTCAGCTCACAGCACTTACAATCCTGTCAACTGCAGTTCAACTGTTAGCAGGAGGCAAGATACTGAGTACGGCAACGGGCTTACCATTATGGGCTATGACTATCGTACTGGCAGTCATAGCTTTTTCTTATTCGCAGATTTCCGGAATCAAGGCTTCTGTCTTTACGGACGCAATTCAGATGGTGTTCCTGCTGTTGGCATGCGCAATCTTCGTTCCATGGGCATTGAAGCTTAATGGGGGAGCAGCTGCTATTCAGATTGCAGGAGCAAGCGGAGAATACGGACACCTGTTTTCGGAGAAAGGTTTGGAAGTATTTCTGGGATTTGGACTGCCTACGGCAATCGGACTGTTTGCCGGACCTTTTGGAGACCAGTGCTTCTGGCAGAGAGCTTTTTCAATCAGGAAAGACAGAATCGGACGTTCATTCGGTCTTGGAGCTGTGATGTTTGCGGTCGTTCCACTTTCAATGGGAATCCTCGGATTTATCGCAGCCGGCACAGGATTTATTCCGACAGACACAGGAATGGTAAACTTTGAGTTGATCAAGGCGATATTCCCTGCATGGGTAATCATTCCATTCATGTTCATGCTGATTTCCGGACTGCTTTCCACAGTGGATAGTAACCTATGTGCAATCGCATCACTGACAACGGATCTGAAAGCCACAGCGAGACTGAAGGATGCAGACCAGATAAAAGCATCTAAGGCATCCATGATTGTCCTGCTTATCGTTGGAATACTGATTGCAAATATTCCGGGACTGACAGTAACACACATGTTCTTGTTTTACTGCACACTAAGAGCCACAACAATGTTGCCTACCATGCTTACACTGATGAATGTGAGGCTTACGGCAAGCGGAGTTGTCGTAGGAGTGCTTACAGCATTCCTTGTAGGGCTTCCTATTTTCGCCTACGGGACGATTTCCAATCTGTCAGCATATAAAACAGCTGGAAGCCTGATAACAGTCCTCTCGTCTGGAATGGTGGCACTGGTTATTTCTCGTGTCTTAAAAAGAGAGGCGGTGGAATAAATGGGACAACAGATACTTGGGAGAAAACAGAAAATTAGTAATGATGCATGGTTGGAGGCAATGAAGCAGATTGAAGATCTTGTCCCAAAACCAGAGCTTGATGAAAGAGTGGGACAGACAGTAAAAGATATCATAGCTACAACAAATGGAAAGAAAGCTGCAGTTGCATGGAGTGGTGGCAAAGATTCCTTGGTGCTCGCAGATGTCTGCAGACAAGCAGGAATAGAGGATAGCGTCCTCGTAGTGAGTAATTTAGAGTATTCAGCATTTACAGAATGGGTGGATAGGAATAAGCCTCCTAAACTGGAGATTATAAACACAGGGCAGGATATTGAATGGCTTGTGAAACACCCGCAGATGCTGTTCCCACAGGATTCCAACACTGCGGCGCAATGGTTTCATATTGCTCAACACAGAGGACAGGCAAAGTATTATAAGGCTCATGAGCTTGATATGATCTTGCTTGGACGCAGAAGAGCTGATGGAAACTACGTCGGAAAAGGGAGCAATATATATACGGACGGAAAAGGTGTCACACGTTTTAGTCCTCTGGCTGATTGGAGCCATGAAGAAGTATTGGCATATATCCATTATTACAATTTGGTAATGCCTCCAATTTATGATTGGAAAAACGGATATTTATGCGGCACCCATCCATGGGCGGCACGACAATGGACGGGATCCATCGAAAACGGATGGAAAGAGGTCTACGAGATTGAGCCGGATATAGTGAAAGAAGCTGCCAAGAAAATTCCAAGTGCAAAAGAATTTCTAAAGGGCTTGGAGTAACACACCATTTGCAGATGGTTTATACGTCACTCTCCTTCAAAATAATATTTTGGAGGAAAACATTATGAATAGCATTACTATGAAGCTTACCGATATGGTAAGACCTGAGAAAAATGTCCGCATCCATACAGAGCAACAGCTCAGAGAATTTGAGCGAAGCGTGAAGATGTTCGGGCAGATTAGACCGATTGTTGTTGATGAGAAGAATGTAATCCTCGCCGGCAACGGATTATATGAAACCCTGCTCCGTATGGGGTACGAGGAAGCATTGGTGTACCAGTACACTGATTTGACAGAGAACCAGAAGAAAAAACTTATGATTGCTGACAACAAGATATTCTCACTGGGTATCGAGAACCTTGACACACTCAATTCTTTCTTGGAAGATCTGCAGGGGGACCTTGATATTCCTGGTTTCGATTCAGAGATACTGAAACAGATGGTATCGGATGCCGAAGAAGTGACCGAGAAACTATCGGAATATGGCACTCTTGATGAATCAGAGATACAGGCGATTAGAGACAGGACAGAGAGAAGCCAGAAGCCCACAGAACCAAATATGCCGGATTCTGGTTCTAGTACCAATGAAAATCCACAGAATACAGCTATTACAACCACAAGTGATGCTGTCCATGAGGAGCAGGACGAAGAAACCGCCGAAGTAAAGAAATTCGTTATCTGTCCGAAGTGCGGTGAGAAGATATGGCTGTAAAGAGATGTGAGTCCAGCATCGATGTTGTAAAGGCTGCTGAAATACGGATCACAAACGTATTCAACAACGGACTGCCGGTATATATGTCCTTTTCCGGCGGGAAGGACAGCTTATGCATGGCACAGCTGATTTACAACCTTGTGCAGAGAGGAAAGATCAATCCAAGCCAACTTGTAGTGCAGTTCATAGACGAGGAAGCCATATTCCCATGCATTGAGGAGACTGTAAAGACTTGGAGAAAGAGATTTCTTCTCATGGATGCCAGATTTGAATGGTATTGTCTGGAAGTAAAACATTACAACTGCTTCAACGAATTATCGAATGATGAAACCTTTATCTGCTGGGATCACACAAAAGAGAATGTGTGGGTAAGAAGACCGCCTGCATTTGCAATCAGGAATCATCCGCTCCTCAGACCGAGGATTGATGCGTACCAAGACTTCCTTCCGAGAACCTGTCAGAGTGGAATCACAATAACAGGAATACGGACAGCAGAATCGGTGCAGAGATTACAGAACATTGCATCCATGATAAAGGCAGGAAAGACAATGACGAATAAGCACCAGGTCTTTCCGATCTATGACTGGACAAACAATGACGTATGGCTTTACCTGCTGAATGAGCATGTTGACATTCCGGAGATTTACCTGTTCTTGTGGCAGGCAGGAACCCGAAAAGGTCAGCTGAGGGTATCACAGTTCTTTTCTGTGGATACTGCACGTAGCCTTGTGAAGATGAATGAGTATTACCCTGACCTTATGGAGAGGGTAACACGCAGAGAACCTAATGCATATCTCGCAGCACTGTATTGGGACAGCGAGATGTTTGGCAGGAGCACAGCCGCACGAAAGAACAATGAAAGCGGGCAGGGGCAGAAAGACTATAAGGCAGAGCTTATAGAGATGTTCAATAACATGGACATTTATTTTACAACAAAGCATAAACGGTATGTGGCTTCCAGATACCGAAATTTCTTCATATCTGTTGCGGCAATAGCAACGGATAAGGATTACAAAGCTATTTACGAGGGGCTTATCTCCGGAGATCCTAAGCTCCGTTCTTACAGGGCACTCTATCAGAGAATATATGGCCGGTATATTACCGAGGCTAAAAGGGAGGAGGCGAAGAAGAATGGATAAGCTTATGGAACCCTCCTCTACTCTCCAATGGGTAGACAGAGCATTGGTAAAGCCGAATGATTATAACCCGAACAAGGTATCGAAGCAGAACCTTGAATTGCTTACACAATCTATCTTTACCAATGGATGGACGCTTCCGATTGTTGTAAGACCAGATTATACGATTATTGACGGATTCCACAGATGGACTGTTGCAGGTCCGGAATGGAAGTATGTGCCACCTTCAGAAAAGGACAAGAGAACGCTGTTTGAACGTCTTGGGGGTAAGGTGCTGGTCGTTATCGTTGATCACAAGGACAAGGCAGGTAATATTTACGGCACCGTTACCCATAACAGGGCAAGAGGTACACATCTGCTCGAACCAATGAAGAAAATCGTCAAAGAGCTCATGGAAGAGGGCAAGTCGGTAGAAGAAATCGGCAAGCAGCTTGGCATGAGACCGGAGGAAATATTCCGTTTATCAGAGTTTTCCAAGGAGGACTTCTTGAAAATGATGGTACAGGAGAAGAAAAACTTTTCCAAAGCGGAATATATAACGAAGATATAATGATAAAACGAGAAATATTCGTAATTGCGGGGGAGCGTGAGTGCTTCCCCTTTTTCATGTACCCACGAAACAATATCAAAGCTGATGGGAGGGAGGTAAATGCCAACACCAAGAAGTCCAAATGTGGACAAGAGAAGTGATGAACGCAAGCAGGCTGAGAAAATATATCTGGAAAGCAAAGGAAGCCTTAAACTTGTTGAAATTGCTGAAAAGCTAAAGGTTCCGGCCAACAAGGTACGGAAGTGGAAGTCCATGGACGGATGGGAGGCAAAGCTTAGCCCGACCAAAGCTGATAATGGCAAAAAAAAACAAGTGGAGCGTTCCACTTCGGATAAAGGGAGCGTTCCACGTAAGAGAGGTGCTCCGAAGGGCAACAAGAATGCAGTGGGAGGTAGAGGCAATCCGAAGGCTAAGCCGCCAGATGCAACAAAGCATGGAGGGTACTCGGCTGTCTACTGGGATACGTTGGATGAAGACGAGAAGAATCTCATTGAGGATATGCCAAAGGATGAGGAAGAACTGCTGATAGAGCAGATACAGCTTTTCTCGGTCAGGGAACGACGGATTATGAAAGCAATCAACAAATACCGCAACAGCGAAAGCCCTGTGGCATTGGCATTTTCGCAGAGGTCGGAGCGGAAGCGGACATTTGAGAATGACGAGGATAAAGAGGAATATGCCAGAAGGATAGCAGAAAAGGTTGCTGCCGGAGAAAGACTTCCGGGCAATGAATATTCGGTATTTACCCAGACAGATAACAAAGACCAGATCATAGCAAGGCTGGAATCAGAGTTATCCAACGTACAGTCCAAGAAGACTAAGGCAATCGAGGCATTATCTAAGATGCACATTGAGCACCAGAAGATTGACGGCGGCAATAAAGGCAATGACGTTGTAAGGATGTGGGCTGAGAAGGTGCTACAGAACAGGAGGGATTCGGATGGATGATAACCAATGGCTGAATGACTTCCTGGAGGACAGCATACCGAAATGGAAAGCTGATCCGGTAATGTTCATGAGAGAGGTTCTACTGTTTGAACCGGATGACTGGCAGATCGAGGTTGCACATGATCTGAGGGATTACCCGAGGGTATCGGTCAAGTCTGGCCAAGGTGTCGGAAAGACAGGTCTTGAGGCGGCACTGCTTCTGTGGTTCTTGGTATGTTATCCATATCCAAGAATAGTTGCGACAGCTCCGACGAAGCAGCAGCTCCATGATGTACTGTGGTCTGAGGTTGACAAGTGGATGAACAACTCTCCTTTGCTTCCTATGCTCCTTAAATGGACAAAGACCTATGTTTATATGATTGGCTATGAAAAGCGTTGGTTTGCTGTTGCTAGGACTGCTACAAAGCCAGAGAATATGCAGGGTTTCCATGAGGATAACATGCTATTCATTGTGGACGAGGCTTCCGGTGTTGCGGATCCTATCATGGAGGCAATCACAGGTACTCTTGCAGGAGAGAATAACAAGCTTCTGTTGATGGGGAACCCGACAAAGACCTCCGGAACATTCTACGACAGCCACACTGTAGACCGTTCGCTCTATAAGTGCCATACGGTCAATTCAGAACACAGCAAGCGTACCAACAAAGAGAATATCGAAGCCATGAAGCGGAAGTACGGAGCGGATAGCAATGTTGTTCGTGTTCGTGTTTATGGAGAGTTTCCACAGCAGGAAGATGATGTATTCATCCCCATTTCATGGTTAGAGCAGAGTTGTAAGACGGAGATATCCGAGAGGACAGCAAGGGCATTAGGCATATATACAGACGATAAAGGGCGGAAATATCCACAGGACCCGTCGCTAATAGATAAGATTGAGATTGGCTGTGACGTTGCCAGATTTGGTGATGATAAGACATGCATAGGCTTCCGCATCAATGAGGTTGTGAAGATATTCAAGAAGTACAACGGGCAGGACACAACATGGACAGCCAGTAATATAGCAATCCTTTATAAACAGCTGAGGAGCAAATATAAATATACTGGTCCAATAGGTATTAAAGTGGATGATGGCGGTGTTGGCGGCGGTGTCGTTGACCAGCTTCGCAGTTATGCCAGAACAGAGCCTGCGGTATGGCAGGATTCACACCTGCTTCCAGTCAATTTCGGACAGCCTATCAGCCATCGGTATTACGTGGATTCCACAACGTACATGATGGGTGTGGTTAAGGACTTGATTGCTCCGTTTGATGAAGAGGGGCGACCGCATAAGCCGGAGATACTGCTTCCTGATGATAACGACCTCATAGGTCAGCTGTCGTGTAGGAAGTATTCTTTTACAAGTAACTCAAAACAGAAGGTTGAAAGCAAGAAAGATATGAAGGACAGAGGGCTTACGTCTCCGGATGAAGCCGACTGCATACTGCTTGTCTGCTTGCCTATGACGTACAAGAAGAAAGGAGGGAAAAAATAATGTCTGAGGAAAAACCGGTCAGACAGGTTGGTGTCAAGATTGTGAAGGCAGATAACTTCGGGGAGACACCAACGGTTTTTGTTGAAAGCCAGAAACCGATTGAAAAGTCAGATAAAAGCGAACAGCTGAGCATGGTAAATGCTGTAAATGCATCTGAATGGATTACGCACCCTATCGACATGAGAGGGTTGAAGGAGCTTGTAGACAATTCCACTATCCTTCCGCAGTGCATAAGAGCATATAAGAGCAATATAGCAGGCTTTGGAATCAGCGTTGGATACCGCGAGGACTACGAGGAAGAAACCACAGAGATGCAGGCGGAATGGAATGCGATGGAGAGAGTCATCGATCTGCTCAATATGGACTGCATGTCGAAGGAAGTCTTCGAGAATGTGATTCGGGATAGAGAGACATTCGGAATATCATATTGCGAGGTTATCCGGGATATGAAAGGGAATGTCGTACAGCTGGAGTTTATCATTGATACTCCGTCAATCGACATGACATATCCGTTAGAGCCTTATATCGAGGCAGAGTTTTTCTATAAGGGCGAGAGAATGATGCGAAAGAAGAAGTTCAGAAAGTTCCGACAGAACGTAGCCGGCAGGACAGTTTACTTTAAGGAGTTTGGAGATCCTCGAATTATGGATAAGAGAACTGGGAAATATGTCACTGAGGAAGATATGGAGCCGGTCGATATTGACGATCAGGCGAATGAGATAATTGATTTCAGACTTGGCAGTATGCCTTATGGAGAAGTGCGGTGGATAGGGCAGGTACTCACTGTTGACGGAAACAGGAGAGCAGAGGTTCTGAATAACGCATACTTCCGCAAGGGCAGGCACACACCATTGATGATACTGGTTAAGGGTGGAACGCTCTCTGATGATGCATTCACGAAGCTCCAAACATACATGAATGAGATCGAAGGGGAAAAGGGACAGCATTCGTTCCTGATCCTTGAAACAGAGAACAATGAGACGGGTGCAGCGTTCCAAGACCAGAAGCAACCGGAGGTCGAAATAAAAGACCTTGCCTCAATCCTACAGAAAGATGAATTGTTCCAGGAGTATCAGGAGAATGGCAGGAAGAAAACACAGTCAGCTTTCCTGCTTCCAGATCTGTATGTCGGATACACGACAGATTTTAACAGAGCTACTGCACAGACAGCTATGGAGGTTACTGAAAAGCAGGTATTCCAGCCGGAAAGAACATCTCTTGCGTGGGTAATCAACAACAAGCTGCTGAATGGATATGGATTCAAGCACGTTGAAGCTAGGTTTGATGAACCGGATATAACCAATCCGGACGATATCCAGAAGATACTCAATATCACAGAGAGAGCCGGAGGATTAACACCGAACCTTGCCAAGGAGTACACCTATGAAGTCCTCGGTAAAGACGGATGTGCTGACTATGATGGAAAATGGGGAGACGTTCCCCTGGCATATTCCAGAACAGTCACCCAGAACCAGCTACAGGCGAATTTAGGAGCGGGAGCAGGGGAACAACTGCAAACGACCGGAAACGAGCCTACAGGTCAAAATACAAAGCCACAGGGCAATGAGAAAACGGTTACCGAGGAAGAACTTGCCATACTTGACGGACAGATAAAGAAAGCAGAGCTGAATGATGCAGAGCTGGTTCCAATTATGAAGGAAATCAGAAACGCATTGGGAGCATACCGAGAGAAAGCTGGTGATTGATATGGCTGACAAGTCGAAGTATTACCAGATGGTGGCGGAAGCAATTATCGCTCATGCTGATCCAATCTATGATGCTATAGACAGATACTTGGCAAAGGCTGACGAAGACCTTGAGGACGAGCTGAAGGAGGAAGGCTACGCAGAGCCGAAGGATACAGTGTCGGAGATAAACTCTTTAGAGGAGGAAATCGCCGACATTCTTCATTCCCAGACTACTGCTCTTGTCACTGCTCTTAAAGCCGCAGATGGAGATTGGGATGCCGCACAGGAGAATGTCTCTGATATGATCGATGAAGACGACATAGCGGAACAGGTTACCGAAGCAGCCAATGCGATGTATGAGCTCAACATCCCGAAGCTGGCAACAGTATATATACAGGAATCAGATGGAGAGCTTGTGATAGACACTTTGCGGCAGAGAACATCTGAATGGTTCGCCTCATGGAGCGAACAGCTCGGCAATCTGATGAAAGTAAACACCCATAAGCAGATCACTGACCTTATCCAGGAAACGATAGCGAATGGGGATGATATTGCAACGCTGACACGCAAGATTATGGACGGAGGCTGGCGAACGGAATACTACCAAGCGAAACGTGTTGCTGTAACTGAGGTACTTAGGGCACACAGTGTAGCGAAAGAGGAAGCCATTCAGCAAAGCCCGGTTGTTGATATGAAAGAGTGGCGGCACACAGGGGTACATAAGATTAAGCCTCGCCCGAACCATGTTGCTATGGACGGACAGATGGTGCCGAAAGACCAGCCTTTTGAAATGCAGGGCAAGGACGGTGGCACATATTATCCTATGTTTCCTCGTGATCCGAACCTTCCGGCAGGCGAAAGCATAAACTGCCATTGTATTCACAGGGGAATCGTTAATCAGGAAACCTTGGGATTGTCTATTGACGAACGGAAGAAGATGCAGCAGGCATTCATTGACAATGACGATGGAAGCTGGGAGAAAGAGCAAAGCGAGAAAGAAAAAGCTAAAGCAGGAATTGTTCCGTATGAAGCAACGCAGAGCAGATCTGTTTCACAGGCAAACACCAAAGCCGCAGACAAGTGGGCGAAAACTCACCTAGGTGTCAAGAAGACGAATTATACGAAACAGGACATTAAGGCTGTTAATCGGGTAAATCGTGCTATGCAGAGACTTTACAAGGAATATCCGCAATTAAATGGCTTCATTGACGAAATCCGTTTTGTTGATAACCTTGGAACAGATGCCGCCAGAGCTGCAATCAGCAAGAAGGGTTCAGAGATAAAAACAGTTCTGAAAATATCAAGCTCTCATTTTGCGGACCAGAAAGTTATCAATAATCTGATAAAATCACAGGTTGAGGAAGGAAATTGGACACCGAAGTCCGGTGCTTATGGAATTCTGAAACATGAGATGGTTCACATGGTTACATATAAGAAAACCATAAGTATGTATGACAATCTGGATGATACATGGAAAGCCATTGATGGAGATGTGTTCTGCAAATCCATTATGGAAGATGCTATGAGTGCTTGCAATTTAAAGATTGATCGTAGTATAATTAAGCAGAAGTTAGGTATATACGCAGCAAAACGTCCAGATGAATTTGTTGCAGAAGCCGTATCTTCCACAAAGAACACTAAGTTGGAGAAAACGGTCAAGAAGCTGTTTAAGGAAAGGACTAGTGAATAATATGTTAATTTATCCTTCGGAACTTGCAGGAAAAATTGAATATGATGAATCTGGTACCTTGGTGCCGACGTGTGAGCTTACGGAAGAGGAACAGAAAATCTTTGATGAGTTTGCCGAGGCTGACAAACGAGAATCTGAGGAAAGATTTAATACAGACTAATTATTGCGAAATTAGCATCCGAGAGGGTGCTTTTTTTATTGCCTTTTTTCGGGAGGGAGGTGGCATCGTGAGTTACAAGCAAAGGCATTCGTATCTGATGCAAAAGTTGTGCATTTTCCGCTACTTGCTATGAGGAAGGAGGTGATCCTATTATCTCGGAGCTGTCCGTTAAACAGTAAATAAACCAGAAGGAGGTTTGAGAGTATGCCTAAGATTGCGAAAGCATACGCAATTACAGATGCAAAAATCAGCTTCGTATCGTTGGTTGACAAGGCTGCGAATAAAAAGCAGTTCCTGATTACTAAATCAGAGGACGGTGCCGCAAATTTCGCCACGTTTGGACGAATTTTGAAGGCAGACGCAGACAGCCACTTTGTGACCGGTATCGTGTATGAGCCCATGGTAGAGGATACACAGGGCAATTACATGACGGAGGAGGAGATTACCAAGGCTGCTTATTGGTTCGCCAAGAACGGCAATCAGGTAGACCTTCAGCACTGCTTCAAGAAGTGTGACGGAGCAGAGGTGGTCGAATCCTATGTTGCAAAATGCGATATGGAGATTGAAGGAGAAACGATCAAGAAAGGCACATGGCTCATGACCATGGAGATTACGGACTCTGATGTATGGGATTCCATTCAGAAAGGGGATATCACAGGATTCTCTATGGGTGGTGTTGGTGTCTACTCTGAGGAAGATGTAGAACTTCCGGTAGAGAAGCAGGAAGAGCCGAAAGGGCTTTTTAGAAAGCTTGCAAAGGCTATGGGCTTCGATGTCGTTGAGAAAGGTGCTGTGAAGAACAATTTCAAACGACGTGTGAAAGAGGATAACTTCTACTCTGCATGGTATGCGCTTAGAAGCTGCCTGGAAGGCAATTTCTACAATCCCGATACTGGCTCCTGGGAATGGGGATATAACTCTGACGAGGAGACCATCAAAGACGCTCTCACAGATTTCAATGATATTGTCACGCAGCTTCTTACGAGTGATGGCAGTATTGTTAAGTCATTGGAGAAGGCGGCAAAGGAAGCTCCTGCGCCTGTTGAAAAAGCAGGAAAGAGTATCAGCACCAAGAATCTAAGTGCCCTTAAAGGCATTTATGATACGCTGGGTTCATTTTTGTCTGAGTTCACTGATAATTCAGAGGGCGAAGGTGGAGACACAGTAGCAAAAAATAACGTCAAAAAGGAGGACGACGAAATGAAGCGAGAAGAAGTTCAGCAGATGGTAGGGGATGCAGTGGCAAAAGCCATGGAACCTATCACAAAACAGCTCGAAGCTATCACAAAGGGCGAGGGCGGCGAAGGAGAAGGCACACCTGCAGAACCTGAGTCTGATGTAAATGCAGACGATGTAGCTAAGATGGTGGGTGAGGCAGTTTCCAAGGCCATGGAGCCTGTTACAAAGGCAATCGAGCCGCTCTTGAAGAGCAGAGCACTTCCGGGCAACCTCAATTCTGCCGCAGGCACTGTTGAGAAGCAGGAAGCAGAACCGCACTACATGACAGGCATGTTCTAAGCTAAAAAAGAAGGAGGAAAAAATATTATGCCTACAAATCAGCAGATCATTAACAAAGCCGGTACCGCTATTCAGACCGGCAGCCTTACTCATGGACTGTTACAGCCGGAGCAGGCAAGAAAATTTATTCAGCAGACATTCGATGCAACCAACCTTGGACCTCTGGTAAGACACGTCATGAGAACATCAAAAAGCGGTGAGATTGACAAGATCGGTATCGCATCCAGAATTCTTCGTGCCAAGGTCGAGAACACAGATGATGGCTACAGAGCTGGTGTAAACACCAACGTGATCGAGTATGCCTGCAAGGCTGTTCGTTTACCTTGGGAGATTACTGAGGAAACCCTTCGTGAGAATATCGAAGGTCAGCAGTTAGAGGCAATCATTACCGACCTCATGACCACACAGCTTGGTGTTGACCTTGAGGATCTGTATCTCAATGGCGACGAGAAAGCTTCCCAGGTAAAGGAGTTTAACAGCTCAGATGCATTCGCTATCGGAGACATCGTAACCAATAACAAGAAGCTGTATAAGTTCATCAAAGCGCATACTGCAGGTGCATGGAATGCTTCCGAGGCGATTGAGATTGGAGCAGCTGCAGATGCAGACTTCTTAAAGCTCAATGATGGTTGGATTAAGCAGATCAACAGCGGCGGCCATGTATATGATGCTTCCGGTGAAAACTCCATGAAGCTGGATATCTTCTACAAGACACTCCAGAAGCTGCCTAATAAGTACAACAATGGAAAGCTTCGTTGGCTCATGTCCCCTAAGAGAGCACAGGAGTGGGAACTTTATCTGATGAATCAGGTAATCGGCAAAGGCGGAGCTGTTCCGGAGAATGTTTACACTCAGCCGGTACACATTCCTACTGTTTCCTGCCCGTCTATCAGTGATGACAAGATTGTCCTTACGGATCCGAAGAACCTTGTTGTTGTAAACACCTACGGCATGAAGATCAGAAAGACCAATGAGGGCAAAGAGGCAATCATGCAGGATAAGAGATTCTATGTATGCCACCTTGATTACGATCCGATCATCGAGGAGCTTGACGCTACTGCGATGATTACCGGCTTACCTTCTCTTGATTAAGGAGGTGCCCCATGAAACGATTATCACTTAATACCGGGCTTTCTTACTCTATAAGAGGCTTCTCCTGTGTAAAGGGGGAGCCTTTTGAAGTTGAGGACGGACTGGCAGAACAGCTTCTTGCTACCGGCAGATTTGATGAACAGCCAGTGATTGCTAATCCTGCGGAGGAATCGGATACCGATAACACGGGAACAGGCGGAGAAGACGAGGAGCCGGAAGCTCCGAAGAATGGAGCTGGCGGAGAAGACGAGGAGCCGGAAGCTCCGAAGAATGGAGCTGGCGCAGGAGCAGGAGTTGAGGACGGACTGACAGCAAGCAAGGTATCCCAGATGCGTAATGCCGACCTTTTAGCTCTGGCCGAAGAGAAGAATATCAGCCTTGAAGGATGCAGCAAGCATGACGAGTATGTTGAACGTATCAGTGGTGTTCTCGGACTTGTAGATTTTTCTAAGCTTGGATTAGAGTAGGAGGAACACATGCAGAGACCTTGGGTACAGCCTGCGGAGGTAAAAGAGTATTCTGAATCTGCCAAGGTGGCGGCAAGGTCTGATGTTCGACTTGCCTATGATATAGCCAGAGCAGAAAGATATGTTATTTACCATACGCATAACAGATTTGATACAGAAGAGTACGAAAAAGAGCTGCCACAGGATGTCCGGATGGCAGTTATTTTATTGGCTGAAGCTTATGCCAAGCAGGCAATTACACAGAAGGAGGGAGCGAAAAGCTCAGAGACCTTTGATGATTACTCCTACACCATGGACAATGATTCAGACATTGCCGAAAATCTGGGGCTGGCTCTGATGTTAGATGATTACATCATCCAGCCTGATAACGGCAAGGTGACAATGAAACTTAGGAAGTTATAGGAGGCGTTTATGGCATTTGAGGATTTACTGGACCATAGGTGTGATATTTATCACATGGTAAAAGGGGAAAAGGATATGGGGTTTGCAATCAAGCAGACAGGTTTCTCATATCCGAAGGTTCCGGACGTTGAAGATGTAGCGTGTCATTTCAATGTGAATGCTAATGCAGAACTTACTCAGACGGAATCAGCGAACGAATTCATATACTCTGGGAAATTACAGCTTCCGGCAGGTACGGACGTTCGTGTCAATGACAAGGTTGTTGATAAGAATACCGGACTGGCATATACAGCGGAAATGCCTCACAACATTAGAGACCATCACATTATGGTAAATATTCAGCGGAAAGGAACTGTGAAAGGGGCATTATAGTGGCTACAACTTATGTAAAGATTGACACTTCAGATCTGAAAGGATTTGTTGGAAAACTGGATAAAGCAGCTCAGGGAGAATTCAAGAAGGAATTGGTCAACTTCATGGAAGGCTTAGGGTATGAATTCCTCAGAATTGTGCAGGACGAGATCATCCGGAAACAGACAGTTGACACCAGACTGCTTCTGAATAGCTTCTCAAAAGGGGAGCAGGATAACGTTTTTGTGCTGAATGAGGGAAGCATGACTATAGAAGTCGGCACCAATGTGAAATACGCAGAGTATGCGGATAAAGGTCACTGGCTGAACCCCAAAGGGGTAAATACCAGGTTTGTTCCGGGATACTGGCAGGGAGAACATTTCATCTATGAGCCGGGAGCTAAGACAGGAATGCTTTTGAAGCAGAAATGGATTGAAGGCTCACATTACTGGGGAGACGCAGTCCGCTGTATTGAGGATATGCTTCCTGGGCTCATGGAACAGAAGATGGAACAATGGTTACAACAATTTTTTATGTAGGAAGGTGAGGAAATGCTGGAATTTGAGATTGCGGCTCTTTACTACTTTGTTGCCGGCATTCTGAACCTGCCGGCATATTTTGATGAAGTGCCAGAGGATATGGAAATCCCTTGTGTATTTTATCCTTCTCCGCACCAGAAAAGCGTGGATTTCTCAACAAACACATACGCTACGACATTTACCTTATATGCGAAGGTGATGGACATTGACAATGTTTCCGCAGGAGGAAAGTGCTCGCAGATAGTACATGCAATAAGCGGGAATCGCTATAAAGTGCCGCTGGTAGATGAAAAAGGAAAACGGACAGGAAATAACTTCCGAATAGACAGCATGGAAGCGACCAAGGCGGACGAGGGTGTGTGGCAGATTGAGATTTCATGGAAGCGATACACGAGATTTAACGAGAAAGCAGCAATACTGGCAAGGGAGTTCTATTTCAATGGCACTCCTATTGCTGAGCAAATAGAAGGAGGTCAAAATGCCGAGTAGAAGACAGTCAGATGCAGATAAAAAGGTTATGGAACAGCCGACTGCAGAGAAAGTTATGGAAGAAAAGAAGTTCTCCTTAGATGAGATCAGAAAGAGTTGCATGAAGCTGTTTCATGTGACATCAAGCACTTTTGCAGGAGCAACTGCAGATCTTCCGGATGGTGAGTATTCCATCCAGGAAGTACATGAACACATTAAAGCATGGTTAGAAAAGGAGGTATAGTAAATCATGGCTGGTGGAACTTTTGAAGTAAATGTTTCAAAGAAAAGACCTGGAGATTATATTAACTTCAAGTCAAAACGTCAGCAGAGCCCTAACGGATCCACAAGAGGTACCGCACTCATTCCATTGATCGGGCTTGGATGGGGACCTGACAAGGGGATTCTGAAATTGACCTCTGCGTCTCCGGATGCGGAGGTGGCAAAGCTTGGACACAGTATCTATGACACAAACGACTTTATGCTGCTAATCAGAGAGGCATTCAAGAATGCTGTTACCGTTATTGTTTACATTATCAACAATGGAGACAAGGCAACGAAGACAGCAGGAGGAATGACCATTACGGCCGCATATGGCGGTACCAGAGGAAATGATATTGCTGTTGCATGCGTGGCAGAGGCAGGAGCTTCTACTTTCGCAGTGAGGGTATATCTTGGTGCAGACAAGGTGGAGGAGTACACAGGGCTTACCACAATCGCTGATCTGATTGCGGTAAACTCTGGTAAGTATGTTGTGTTTTCAGCAACATCCACATCCGCAAACCTTACTGCATTTGCATCCACAAATCTTGAAAGCGGAACGGACGGAGCTGTGCAGAACACCGATATCACAGCATTTTTGGATGCTTCCGAGAAGATCAAGTGGAATACAATGGCATTCCCTAAAGACGAGTCCTCACAGAAGACTGCGGTAATCACAAAGATTAAATATCTTCGTGAACAGTGCGGAAAGACTGTGCAGGCAGTACTTCCAGATGCCGAATCTGACTACGAAGGAATTATCAATGTGACAAACTCCTATGCGGTAGACGGTCAGGAGCTTACCAATGCACAGGCTTGTGCGTGGGTGGCAGGTGCGACAGCAGGAGCAGACAAGACCATATCCAATACCTATGTTGCGGTTGAGGGTGCTACGGATGTTGTCGGCTTAAAGACCAACGAGGAAGCAATTGAAGCTATCTCCAACGGAGAGTTTTTCTTCTCTATGTCCGAGGAGGATGAAGTAATCGTAGAGTATGATATCAACAGCCTCCATAAGTTCACAACGGAGAGAACATCAGATTATTCCAAGAACAGAGTAGTCCGCGTGTATGACAGCTTTGCAGATGATCTGAAGCTGACATTCCCTCCGAATAAGTTTGACAATGACCCGGACGGCTGGCTCGTGATGGAAGGTCTCGGCAGAGCCCTTCTCCAGAGCTATGCGGATCAGGGAGCAATCACGAACGTGGATGCAGAGAACGACTTCTACGTTGACCAGAGCAAGAGCATCGGAGACGAGACATTCTTCAATGTCGGACTGCAGGCAGTAGATTCAGCAGAGAAGCTGTACTTCTCTGTATCAACAAGATAAGGAGGATGAAAGAATATGGGCGAGAACAGAAAACCCCTCAGCCTTAAAGAAGGTCACATCTACATTGATGGAGTAGAGGTAATGGACGCAGTAAAGCTTACGATTGTTTACACTCCTAATGTATGGTCTGGCAAGATGCTGGGCGATAAGGGAACAAACAGACGCTGGCTTGGCAGAGATATTACCGGAAGCATTGACGAGTACCGCACTACTGCAAGATGGAACAATATCGTTAAGAAGTATGAGAACTCTGGAATTACTCCGGAGCTTACAATCCAGGGCATCAGAACCGATAAGGATTCTGATTTCTATGAGGTAAGCGGAAGCGAGTCTGTAACAGTGACAGGAGCTGTGCTGACAGGAGATATCAATCTCATTTCGCTTGATACAGATGGAGATGTAGTAAAGGACAGCATCAGCTTTGGTGCCAAGAATATGTCCTAAGCAGATCTGTAACGAACAGCAGAGGCATACGCAGAACTTCGGTTTTGTGTGTGCCTTTTTTTATGCTCAAAATCGTGTAGACAGTAGTTAACCTGTCTATGGAACTTAAAGTGTGCTACAGGTCAAAATAGAGGCCTGAGAATAGAAAAATAGGAGGTCATTATGGCTAATAAAGATTTGAGATACTTCATGCGTGAGGAAGCAAAGGTGGAGCAGATTGTTACGGTTCCAGGTCCTGAGTCCATCAAGGACGAGAATGGCAACGTGATTCAGCTGGAAATTAAGCAGCTGCACAACGACACTATTGCGAAAATCAATGAGATGTATGAATCCAAGACACCTCTCAAGGATAAGAAGGGTAATTT